TACCAAGGCAATGCCAAGCAGTTTGTTGGTCAGTTCAGGCATCGAATCCTCGTACAGCAGATGACAGAAACGAATGACACGACCACAGGACAACCGACAAGAACCTGGAGTACGTTCGCCAATAACTTGCCTGCCGTTTATCACGACATTACAGGTGGCGAAGGACAGAGAGCAGGACAAATTGAGGCACAAAGCAGCACTCGATTCACGGTTCGGTACATGGACGGCTTCAAGCCTACCATGCGAATTTACTTTAATGGGACTTACCACAACATTACCGATGTTCGGCAGGTCGACGGGAACCGAAGATACCTCGACCTTTATTGCCGCAATGTCAACAACGGTGAAGTCATAAGCTAATGGCAAACAACTGGAAGCGAACTCGAAGCCAGAAGGTCGTTTACGACACTAGCCAGCTAGATGCGATTATCAGTCGCATTGAAGCTTTGCCACAGGAAGTTCGTAAGCATATTAAGTATGCGAGCATGCCAAAGGCATCGCAGCACGTAGCTCGATTCTGGGTTGCAGAACTACCTTCTGGTGATCCTGATGATCGTGCAAGACGAGGCAAAGGGTCAGAGCAAGATCCTTTCAGGAACGCACCTAAGCTAAAGACGACTGTAGATTACGTGATTCGAGACATTGGTCGCGTTGGTCTGAATGCGTTCATTGGAACTGTTTATCCTAAAAGCAATAAGATTAACTTTGACTACCATGGTCAAACAGATCGCTTGATGTCCTTCTGGGCTAAGAAGGGCCACCCAACTCGGTATCGAGCAAGAGTCAAAAAGAAGCGCTGGGTTGCGAAGATTGTGCATGACTTAACTTATCCAGAAGTTATTCGCATCTTAGAGAAAGGTGTCGACGAAGCAGTAGTACAGCATATGGGGAGTAAGACCGATGGCTGACGTCGCCAGTGCCTTTCGCAGTTACGTTCTTTCGCAGTCTGCCATCACTAGCCTTATTGGTTCAGGTGCGACTGCAAGAATGTATCCAGACGATATGCCACAAGATTGCCAGTTGCCAGCCTGTACGTACTCCAAGATTAGTGTTCGGCATGAGCATACCATTGGACAGAACTGGGGACGCAGTGGCTTTGCGGCCTGCCGACTAGAGATTGAATGCTACGCTGTCTCGCGTTCGCAAAGCAGTGATATTGTTGATACAATCATGGACTATGTATGCGGACCCACAGGCAGGCTACGAGGAGTTTATGGAGGCGTCAACTTCCTCGATGTCATGGTAGGTGATGGGGCTAGGACCTATGCAGTGGCACCCACAGATGGTTCTGATGAACGATGGTACGTTACTGTCGTTGAGTTTATGCTGAGTTATTTTGACGAGTAGGAGTTCGGTTTATGGCTATCACAGAAACCCATGCAGACACAGGTGCAGGCGCAACAATTTCGTTCTCTGGCACCACCTTTGCCGCCAAGATTCGCAGCATCCAGTTGCCGACTTGGGCAGTGGATGACTTAGAGAAAAGCGTTTTGGACACCACTGCTTATAAAGAGTACGTGCCATCCGACCTAGTCGAGCCAGGCGAAGTTAGCGTGACTTGCCTGATGCCGACCAGCTTTGATTTGCCAGTGATCGCGGCGACTGTTACAGAAACCTGCACGATTACTTTTCCATTAAGAAAAGTAGCGTCCACTACAACAACCAGCAACGAAACTACTGCTGCCAACATCGCTGGCACAGGCTACTTCAAATCATTTGCGTTGCCGAACTTGCAGTTGGGCAACCTGCAAGAAGCAACCTTTGTATTTAAGTTTGACGGCGGTACTGGTCCAACTTTCTCCAAGTCTGCTTAGTTTGTTTTTAGGGCTGTTTTTTTCTATAGGTAATTCTTATGCCATATAATGTAGAGTTAAAGCCACATATTGGAGTCATGCGTAGCATCTTTGGTCCTATTGAGGTAGAACATGACCAATGGGTGATCTACGTCAACGGACTGCATGTTGGTTACGTAGGCAAGTCGCCTTCCGCACCCATTAACATCTTTGCAGAGATGAGTAAGTCGATGCTGCAGGATGTCAGGAGCGAGGTATCCAAGCAATTGGGATCTGTCTCGATTGTCGTACAGCCACCGACTGACGAAGAGGTGGCGGAACATTTAAGGGTTGTTTCTGGTTTAGATTTAGAGGAAGACGAGGATTAGTATGGGCTTATTAGATCGAAGTGGACTGCTAAGTAAGAAGGGTCGCCGCTATCGAGATGTTGAGTTGCCATCTGGTGGTACTGCTAGATTGCAATCGCTGACAGAACTTGAGCGCAGCGAATACAACAGCGAGTTGCTCGACAAAAAAGGCGAGGTAGATCGCAAGAAGCTTACCTTTGGTACTGCCATGCTACTGGTAAGAATGCTGGTCGATGAAGAAGGCAAGCGATTATTCCTTGACAGCGAATACGAGGAACTTTCCTCGATTGATTCGCTTGACATGGAAGTTCTTGGCGACGAGGCTAGAAAGCATGTTGGTTTCGACGCTGAGACACGTAGGGAACTTAAAAAAAAATCCGAAGTGACTCAAGACTAAGAGTTGCTGCGGAGATTTGCTTACGAACGGGTCAGGCTGATGTTTATGGTTTCCTAGACACAGTCGACCCGTCTGTAATTGATTTTTGGCAGGCATATGACGAACTGTATCCACTTAACGGATACGATGACGAAAAAAGGGAGTTTGCCACCAACTGCTCGATGCTAAGTCGCTTTATGTCTTTGTTTGCCGCTAGTCAAGGCGTGACAATTGAGGCGTTGCATGACAATGATTTCTTGCCAAAGCGATTAAGGTATAAGATAGACAGTACGCTACAATCGTCGGCTGATATGGAAAAGACGTTAGTCTCAGGCTTGAGGTTAGGATAAAAGATGACCAAAGTTATTAGTTATGCTAACGTCCAGATCAAATACAACGCCGACACGACAGGCTTAAATGCACATCGAACAGACCTGGCCGCAATGACGCGACTACTTCGTTCTGGTGAGACAGAAGGGGAGAAGTTTGTTCGTCGGATCGAAATGATCAACAGGATTGCCAGCAGCAACAAGCGAACTCAAGAAGAGGTTGCTGCTGCGACTAAGACTGCTGCGGATCAGTTGCTAGCAGCAGCAACTTCTAGCGGTCGGTATCTAGAGGCACTTCGTTTAATAGAAACCGTGGCGCCGAATGCTGCAGTAAACACCAGAGAGTTAGCTAACGCATTCAAGGCAGAGCAGCAGGCCGCAAAGGATGCAGAAGCCGCACTTGCCGCCAAGAGGCGGTTGCAGGCTGATTACGCTATGGATACGGTTGCTGCTAAGCGAGAGGTCAAGGCAAGGCAAGATGCCGAGAGAGCCGCTGCGCAGCAAAGGCTAGACGATATTCGCAGAAACCAGGAGATGGAAGCTCAAATCGCAAAAGAGCATGTGAAGAATGTGATTGCGGAGCAGGATCGCGCCCAAGTCGAAGCAGAAAGAATAAGAAAGCAGACTGAGCAGGAGCAATTAGAAGATATTCGTCGCAGGCAGGCCGAAGAAGCTGTTATTGCAAAGGCATATATTAAGCAAGTCTTAGAAGATCAAGATAAGGCTCAAGCTGATGCCGATAGGATGCAAAAGGAGGCCGACAAACAGCGACTAGACGATATTCGTCGTAGGCAGGCCGAAGAAGCTGTTATTGCTAAGGCATACGTTAAGGATGTTATTGAAGAGCAGGATAAAGCGTTAGCAAAAGCAGAGCAAGACAGGAAGGATGCTGATGCCGCTAGGTTGGCAGATATTCGTCGACGACAAGAAATAGAAGCAAAAATTGCAAAGCAATACGTAGACGATATTATCGCGGACCAAGACAGGGAAGCTGCAGCTAAACGCAAAGCTCAGCGTGAGGCACAGCAGTTAACAGAGCAGGCTATGACGACTGAAGAAAAGCGGTCGGCTATACTAAGGAAGTTAAAGGCCGATTTAGATAAGGCGCGAATATCTCAAGAGGAATACAATCGCGCTGTTAAAGCAACTAACACAATATATGCTCAATCTGCAGCAGGGACAGGAAGAGTCGGTCAATTTGCAGGAGGATTCGCAAGTGGTTTAACGCCGTTCGGTTTTGGTGCTGGCGCTCTTGGTCTTGCCGCTGGTGCTGCTGCTGCCCAAGGTATCCGTGACAGCATTACCGCTTACATGGATATGCGTGACGCTCTTGTTCGGTTAGAAGTTGTTCTTGGTAGTGCGACAGATGCTAGGACAAAGTTCGAGCAGTTTAGGCAGTTGTCTACGATGTCATCTATTGACGCCAAAGCAATTACTCAATCTGCTTTGACTATGGCACAATTCGGTGTTGAGAACGAAAAGTTACTGCCAACCATGCAGCGATTGACTGAAATATCTGCAGGCAATGCAGAACGCTT